TTCGGTTAGAGTATTTACTCGTGTCATGTAAATATTTATAGCGAGATGGTTAAAAATAAACAAAACTATATGAATAACCCCAATTTGCCTATTGTTGGGGCCGAATTTGAATATACTCCTAGTATGGTTCAAGACTTAAAAAAGAGTAGAAAAAACATTTTACACTTTGCAGAAAAGTTTTTCTATATTATATCTCTAGATGAAGGTAAAAAAACTATAGACTTACATTATTGTCAAAAAAGAGCTTTAAGAAAGATGAGAGATAATCGTTTCTTTATTTTATTAGCAAGTAGACAGATAGGTAAAACTACTATGATGACAATATATGCTTTATGGATAGCATGCTTTAATAAAGATCAAAGAATATTAATAGTAGCTAATAAAGAAGGAACTGCATTAGAAATAATGAGTAGAATAAGATTAGCATATGAAGAACTACCTAACTGGTTAAAACCTGGAGTTAAAGAATATGGAAAAACTTCTATATTATTAGCAAACGGTACAAAAATAGGTATATCAACAACAACTGGTACTGCAGCTCGTGGGCAATCAGTTAATGTTTTAATACTTGATGAGCTTGCATTTATTGAACCTCATTTAGTTGATGACTTTTGGAAATCTGTTTACCCTATCGTTTCTTCTTCTAAAAAATCTAAAATTTTTATAGCTTCTACTGCTAATGGCACTGATAATCTTTTTTATAAATTATATACTGGTGCAGAAAATAAAGAGAATGATTGGGCTAGTGATAAAATTTTATGGAATGAAGTCCCAGGAAGAGATGAAAAATGGAAAAGGCAAACTATTAATAGTATAGGTAGTAGGGAAGCTTTTGAACAAGAGTTTAATTGCGAATTTATATCATCCGGAGAAAGTTCAGTTAACGATGAATTATTTCAAAAATTAAATAGTAAAACTGTAGAACCAAAATTTATATTCGATGAAGGTAATTATCTTTTATGGGATGAACCTAAAGAAGATGGTATATATATAGCAAGCGTAGATACAAGTGAAGGGTTAGGTAAAGATGCTTCAGTAGTTCAAATATTAGATTATACTGATTTAACAAATATAAAACAAGTTGCAGTATATCATAATAATGAAATTTCCCCTTATAATTTTACTGAAAAGGTTTATGAAATATTACAGCATTGGGGGAATCCCTTAGTTTGTGTTGAAAGAAATAATAGTGGTGGTCAAGTAGTAGATATTTTAAAAAATACCCATGATTATGAAAATATTATTTCGTGGGGTAGTTCTTTAGCTAATAGAAAAAAACAACAACTTGGTATTATATCTCATACTAATACAAAATATAAAGCAGTTACAAATATGAGGTATTGGGTTAATGAATTAGAATCAGTACAAATAAATGATCAAAGAACAGTTAAGGAACTTAAAAACTATGTAAAAGCTGCTAACGGTACATGGAATGCAAGAAAGGGATATAACGATGATTTAGTCACCTCACTAATATGGAACTTAATAATACTTGATGATGAGTTAGTAGACACTTATTTTGAAGTTACAAAACGTGATAGAAATAATAGACCTTTAGAACTGCAGCAAATGGATTTCGGCATTAAATACTTTATGAACCCTACTTCTTTATATACTAATGAAAAAGAAGGGTTACAAAATACTTTACCTATTATTATTGGAAATGCTTCTAATGCTAATAGTGATATGGAACAATTACAAATGCAAGGATATAAAATATGGGAACATTAAATCAATCACAGTTTAATAAAAGTAGATTAGATAAGTTTTTACTTGTTTTAAACTTACCTCCTATATTAAAAGATATTAATCAACAATATTTAGGTAGTAGAAAAAATACTAGTATTATAGAAAACAGTTTGCAGTTTTCAGTATACGGATCCATAGTACCGTCAATCAAAGTACCTCAAGAAAATGTTTATTATGCAGGTCAATCAATGAAAATATCAAAACATACCAGACCAGTTTATGAAAATGTAACTGTTAATTTTACTATAGATAATGAATTTAATAATTATTGGCTTTTGTATAAATGGCTTGATTTGCTAAATGATGAAAAAATTTCTGCATTTAACGGTAAAAATATTTTTAATAAACCAAATATTCACCCAAAAGAAAAAAGAAGCCCTAATTCTCTAACACCAGCCGAATTATATCAAGCTGATTTTACATTGCTACAAAAAGATGAATTTGATAAAAATAAAGTTAAATTTATATTCACTAAAGCTTTTCCCGTTGAACTTGGAGGTATAAATTTTAACTATCGTACACCCGGGGAGATAGAAACTACTTTTCAATTTGCATTTTCTCAGTTATTAGTAGAATTGGTATAATTTTTACCCGGGATGCTATAAATAATAGTATATGGCACGTACAATACAATCTCCCGGGGTAGAAATTAGAGAAATAGATCAGTCTATTAGACCTGTAGTACCAACAGGCACTAATGTTTTAATAACAGGTTTTGCTGATAAAGGACCAACTGATGAAGTTATTCAAGTAACATCTAGAAGTGAATTTATTGATATTTATGGTGATGCATCAACTCCTGCTGAATTATACTTTTCAAGCACTGCAAAGGCACTATTTAATAGTCCAGCTAATGTATTTACCTATAGAATGCCTTACGGGGTAAGCAGAGGGGTAGGATTTGGAAATAATTATAGCGTTTTAGCATACCCTGGATCAGCTTATACTGTTGATAATCTAGAAAATACAGTAACTGGTGAAAGTGGATTTACTAGTACAGGTGCAAGTTCTGCAACCCGCGTAGTACTATTAGGAAAACCAAAACACTTTACTATTGACCAACAAACATATTTTAAGCTTCAACAAAAAGATGGATTTGATTGGATAGATGAAAGTTCTTTAGAGTTTGATAGTTTAGGTAATTTAGGTAAAGCAGCTTTATTAGTAGTGAATAAAGCTCAAACTACTATCGATCAATCATTTCAAGGATTTTATGTAGGGGCTATAGATAATACCAATATGAATCCTGCTACTGATTTTGATGGTATTTTAAATATACAAACATTAGCTGCCACAGTTAGTAGTACTACTAATGATTTTAATAAAGAAAATTTTATTGATTTACCTACAACTAGACTTGATAATTTACTTTCAGCATTAAGTGATAATAATCCTGATACATTTGGTTATACAGATAATAGTATATCTGAGCAAATGGAAAATTTAACTGATTATGATATATCATCAGAACAATTTGATGATACTTTATCAATTGGATTATTTAAATTACAAGCAACTCCTACAACCAATAATACAATTAAATTAGCTTTGAATTTATCTGAGACTGTTGTAGGTTCACTTGACCATCATAGATTAATTAATGATAAGTTAGGTGGAGAGCCATTACCTTTTAGAATTGAAACTGATAATCAATTACCTACGATGGATGTTATGGTAAATGACTTTGTTAGTAATAGAAAGAAGTCAACATATCTAAACCCTGAAGGTATACCTACTACAAAAATTAGATTTAAAACTTCTAAAATTACAAGTTCTACTATTAAATCATTATCAGCAGAATTTGGAGCAACTAATGATGCCACTGCTGATAAATTAGCAGGAATAGATTTAACTACTTTAGGAGATACAGAAAGCTTATTTGCTTTAGGTTCACATGCAACATCAAATTTAAGTACTAAAGTTATTGGAGATGTACCTAAGAAATTAGATCGTTTGTTAGATACAGTAGAAAATACTGAAAGATTTGATATTGATATTACCGTTGACGGTGGTTTATCAACAATATATTCTACTACGCAAATATTATCAACTGAATCTTATGATGATACAGCAGCAGTGCCTGCTATTTCAGGTTTCAGAACATCTAAAGTTGATAGTATTCTTAATTCAGATCATATTAACTACAGAGGATTGTGGAATGATGTTGTAACTAGATTTGTTACATTTGCTGAATTTAGAAGAAAGGATCATTTACATATTGTTGATTTACCTAGATCTATATTTGTAGGCGGTGAAGATTTCTTAACTTTACAAGATAATTCGAAAAATTTCTCTAAAGATGTATTTAACCCAATTAAATCTTTCTCAAGTTTAGTGAATTCAAGTTATGCAGCTACTTATGGTCAGTGGGTACAAAGTTCAGATTCAGTATATGGTGGTTTATCATATTGCCCATCATCTGGTTATTTAGCAGCAATAATGGCTAATTCAGATGCTAATTTTGATCCTTGGTTTGCACCTGCAGGATTTAGTAGAGGTAGATTAACCGGAGCTGCTGGATTAGCATTATTTCCAACACAAAAACAAAGAGATCAATTATATAAGATAGCTGTTAATCCTATTCCATCATTCCCAGTTGAAGGTCCTGTAGTATTTGGTCAAAAGACTTTACAAAAATTACCAAGTGCTTTTGATAGAATTAACGTAAGACGTTTATTCTTATATCTTGAAAAAGCTACTAAAAATACAGTTAGAAACTTTATATTTGAACCTAATACTTTATTAACAAGGACAAGAGTAGTTAATACATTAACACCTATTTTTGAAAATGTTAAGAATACTGAAGGATTATTTGATTATCTAATTATTTGTGATGAAAGAAATAATACCCCAGATATTATTGATGCTAATGAATTAAGAGTCGATATTTATTTAAAGCCTACCAGAGCAGCAGAATTTATATTAGTTAATTTCTACGCAACAAAGACAGGTACAGATTTCAACGAATTGGTTTAATAACAAAGTCATTTAATTAAATAATTACATGGCAGATACTAAAGTATCAAATTTAGACGCGTTAACTACACCAGCTAATAGTGATGTATTGTACATTGTTGATGCAGGTGTATCTAAAAAAATAACTTATAGTAATTTGTTTAGTAATGTAAACGGTACAATTGCTACGTTAACAAATGATGTAAGTGATTATACTTTTAGAGTAGCTGCATTATCTGCTTTTTATGAAAATTTAGACGTTACAAATACCAGTACTAATATTAAAACTTTAAGTTCAAATGTAACAACACTTCAAACTGAAACAGACGATTTATATATAATTAGAAATTATGCTACAAGAGCATATACCCACGTAACCACAATTTCTGCAGGATTAACTCAAGCAGTTACAATAGGTAGCACAACTTTAAACTTTACAAACGGAGTACTAATGTCAGTAACATAAAATGCCTAATAGAAAATTATCAGATTTACCTACTATAGAACCTATTAATAATAGCAGTACAGACCTATTATATATCGTAGATGTTAGTACTGATAGATCTAAAAAAATTACTTTTAATTCACTAGTTGGTAGTACACTTAATTCATTATCTGCAGAAACTAAAACTACAATTGATAGTTTTAGCGCAGAATTTATAGATACTACTACAACTGATTTTAACTTTTTATCTGGAGTGGTAAATAGTAATAGTTCAGCTATAACTTTACTTGATGGGGGTTCTACTGAAGCATCGACTAGAATTGATGCACTATCAGACGTAATTGATGTAAATTTTGGAATATTACAAACCCTAAGTGCTGATGTCGATACTTTAGATCCTACACAACAAACAATTGATATTGCATTTAATTTAGGTCAAATTAAAGCTTTAACTGCTGAAACTGATGATTTATATATAACTACTGGGTATGCTCGTACTGCATATACTTATACCACTCAAGTTTCAGCTACTAATTTAGATAAAATTAATACGCAAGTAGGACTACTTTCTGGTCTAGGATTAAATTCTAATACAGCTGCTACTTCTACGGGTGATTTATCAGCAACTCACTTTTTCAATATTAATTTTAATGGTGTAACATATAAAATGTTATTAGCTACTTAATAAATTAGGTATAAATGAATAAATATTAATAACCATGGCACAGACTAGACAAACAATTCAAAATTTCTATACTCAAGCTCAATCAAT